TTTTTTCAAGCAGAAGACGGCATACGAGATCTAGTACGGTCTCGTGGGCTCGGAGATGTGTATAAGAGACAGATCAAGCACGGTGGAAAAACGGGAAAGTCTAATAACAACTTCTCGCCGTGAGGCGACATGTTCCCATTGATGGAGTTTTTACATGCCTACTAATAGTAACCTTACTATTGACATGATTACGCGTGAAGCATTGCGTATTCTTGTCAATAACCTGGGCTTTGCCCGGACAATCAACCGCGAGTACAACGACGAGTTTGCAGTTTCAGGCGCAAAAATCGGCGATGCACTTCGCATTCGTAAACCTGCCCGTTACACCATTCGTAGCGGCCCAACTCTGAGCGCTCAAGATCACACTGAGACTCAGGAAACACTGACCCTCGATAGCCAGAAGGGTGTTGATATTTCGTTCACCTCGAAAGAGCTGACCCTTGATATTGATGACTTTTCTGACCGCGTGCTTGCGCCCGCAATGGCTACCATTGCCAACCAGGTCGACTACGATGGTCTTCAGTTGTATAAGGACGTTTACAACTCTTCAGGTACGCCTGGCACCACGCCTGCGACAGCCGCTTCGCTGCTGAATACAGGTAAAGTGTTAGACCGCTTCTCTACACCACGTGACGGCAATCGTTGCTGCGGTGTTGACCCCGAAGCAAATGCCGCCCTCGTTGATGGCCTTAAAGGTCTGTTTCAGTCTTCGACTAAGATTGATGAGCAGTACAAAAAGGGCTCAATGGGTATGAATACGCTCGGATTCAGTGAAATTTACATGGATCAGAATATAGCGTCTCATACTACGGGTGCAGGTGCTGCCGATGCTTATCAGGTCGCTGGCGCTAACCAGACCGGTGCAACGCTGGCCGTCGATACCGGCACAAGTGCACTGGCAGTTGGTGATGTATTCACGATTGCCGGTCTCAATGCTGTTAACAAACAGTCTCGCGCTGATACTGGCCAGCTACAGCAATTCGTTGTGACTGCTGCTTTTGCAGGTGGCACTGGCTCTGTGTCTATCTCACCTTCAATCGTAACCAGTGGTGCATTCCAGACCGTTGTTGCTTCACCAGCCGATAACGCTGTGCTAAGCATTCTGGGCGGTGCCTCAACAAACTATCCGCAGAACATGGGCTATCACAAAGATGCCTTTGTCCTTGGTACGGCTGATTTGGTGATGCCTGATGGTGTTGATTTTGCTTCGCGCCAGGTGCACGAAAATATCTCAATGCGCATTATCCGCGACTACGACATTAACAACGACGCATTCCCGTGTCGTATTGATGTTTTGTATGGGTGGAAGACCGTTTATCCAGAATTGGCTTGCCGACTTTGGGGTTAATTTTATGGGGGCTTTTTAGCCCCCTGTTTTTTAGGAGAAATAATTATGGCTCTAACACAGTTAGGCAAAAATGATACGGTGGGCTGCGTTGCTCCCGGTATCCATTCAGAAGTAACCGCAAGCGGTGGCGCAACAAGAGTGCTCAAGGCCGAAGAGTCTGGCGGTACATTCTTTTGGGACGCTGCAACCGGTGTAACGTATACGCTACCCGCGCCCGCCGTTGGCATGGAATTTAACTTTTATGCGACGGTCTCTGTAACCAGTAATGCACATGTCATCATAACTGATGCGGCTACCACTTTCCTAAGTGGTGCTATTAATCAGATTATTGATACGTCTGGTACTTCAGAGGGGCAGGTAGGTGCGGCAACTGACGTAACTATCAGCATGAACGGCTCGACCACGGGTGGTCTTATTGGTACATGGATTCACGTTAAATGTATCACTTCGACACTCTGGGTTGCTCGTGGACTTGTTGTAAGTTCAGGCACCTTGTCTACGCCATTCGCGTAAACAGTAGCCCCTTCGGGGGCTATTTTTTTAGGAGATAAAACATGCCAGGTTCTAAAACACTAGGCGTATCGCAAAGCGTTAGCACTCATGCTGACGTGTCTTATACGGCACATGCAGCGGGTTCGACTACTGTCACCTCAAATGCGGCCACCGACCTAGACACGACAGCCGCAGGGCTGGCAGCGCTTGTTGTAAGTTATAACAGCCTGCTTGCAAAACTACGCTCTGCTGGAATTGTTGACACATAACAACAAGGCAGTAACGACTTAGGGCCCTTCGGGGCCCTTTTTTTTGAGGAAAAAATATGTCTGTTTACATGTATTCAATCGACTTTCCTGATGGGAAAGTATTTCAAGACGACGAAGCAATACCCGCAGGCTTTGTTGATACCCCCGGTAAGGTGTTTGTTACAGAAGACGCCCCGCCACCGAAGAAAAGGCGCACACGCAAGAAAACGACTGTAGAAACGGTTGTAGAAGCTGAGCAGGACGCTGACTAATGGCTACAACGGTGCGCGAATTACTCAAGGGCTCATTGCGAGCTTTGGGCCGTGTCGGTCGTGGTCGTGATATGACCGCAGAGCAGGGCGCTGATGCGTTAGAAATCGTTAATCAAATGCTGGCCTCGTGGATAGGTGAAAACCTGACAATACCCGCACGCACTAAGCGCACCTTTAGTTATGCCACGTCTAAAAACGAGTACACCATAGGTGACGGCGGCGACTTGGATGTGGGTACTGGTGTTAAGCGGCCTGACTATGTTCTGGATGCTTTCCACCGCGACCCGGAGGGTAACGACTATGCGCTAGAGCTGATGAGTTTCAGGCGTTACGGTGATATAGGTTTTAAGGCTGTTGAAAACTACCCAACACGGTTGTACTACGAGCCTGAATATCCGCTGGGTAAGATTCATTATGACTTTCAGCCCCTGACCACGCTCACGCTGCATCTCACCACAATGGAAGAGATAGCGCAGTTTACCAGCCTTAACCAGACAATTGCTTTACCAGACTCACACCTAAGAGCGATTAAGTTTAATTTGTGTGTTGACCTGGCCCCGGATTACGGCATGAAGGTTAGCGCTGAAATTATGACGGCGGCGGTCGAATCCAAGAAAAATATTAAACGCCTGGCGCGCGCTAACCGTGAAGAGGTGTTAATCGTAGATCGCGGTATACGTCGCGGCGGTCGTTACAGTATTACGTCGGATAATTACGGGCGACAGTAATGGCGATTATTAATTTTGTGGGTGGCCAGTTTCAGGGCATTGATGATAATGGCGACCCACTAGCCAACGGCAAAGTCTATTTCTATGAAGCGGGCACGCGTACACCGAAAGACACGTACACCGATGTAGCGCTAACAAGCCCGAATGCTTCACCCGTCGTGCTTGATACCGGCGGAAGGGGCACAGTCTTTTTAAGCGGGTTGTACAAGGTCGTGTTAGAAGACGTTAACGGCGTGCAGATATATGAAGAGGATAATCTGGACGCACAGAGCGGCTTGCTCGGTGCACTCGGCGCGCTTGCGAATCTTGAAAATGATACAGCCATCACTACGAACACGTTTACCTATATCGGGCTTGATGGTGAAGTTTACGACACCAGTGGTATTCACGACTTAGTTACTAACAATTCTCGCCTGACCGTACCGACTGGCGTTAGCCGTATACGCCTAACAGCGCAAGTACATTGCCAGGGCGGCGGGCCGGGCTCGCGTGTATTGCGAATACCAAAGGGACGCGCAAGTTATGCTGGCGATGTTAAAGACCAAGACTTAAGCAAGGCATCGAGTTATTTGCAATGCACTACACCGATGCTTGAAGTAACCGAAGGCGAATGGTTTGAAATACAGTTTCGACACACCAAGGGCTCCGACATGACTATATCCGGTGGTGCTGAATTTACCTGGCTTGCAATGGAAGTAATTAGCTAATGGCTGTATTGAATTTTTTAAACGGGGAAATGCAGGCGTTTGACGACAGCGGCGACCCATTAGTAGGCGGGAAAGTCTATTTTTACGCGAATCGGTCGGCAGAATTTAAAGACACCTACACTGATAGCAAGTTAGTTTATAAGAATACCAATCCTGTAACTCTAAATGCTAATGGCCGCGCAACTGTTTGGCTAAGTGGTATTTATCGCGTCAGGATGGAAGACGCAGCCGGTACACTAATCTATTCAGAGGATGATATAAACACTACCTCATCGTCATCGTTATCCGGTGGTGCGCTTGTAAGCTTTTTGTTCGACATTAACGTAGCAAGCTCAACACCTACAGCAATTCCTTTTGGTATTGAGTACTACGACACTAACGCTATCCATGAATCGACTAATAATACTCGCTTGACTGTCCCGGCAGGTGTAAGCCGGGTGCGGTTGAGCGCAAACATTGAATGGTTAGACGTGAATACCACGGGTATTCGGCAAATATCGGTGACAAAAGGCGGCGCAGCCTATGGCGGCAACACAATAGATTCAAAAGAAGCGCAGGGCAATCTAGGGCAAGGCGGGCTTAATACTATGGGCCCGATCATTGAAGTGACGGG